TTAAAAAAAACAAAAACATCTCGTAAGAGTAGTAAAAAAACAAGAAAGAGTCAGGGTTCTTGGAAAACTGCGATTGAAGTGGCTCAAATGGAATTAGAAAGGACTGGGTCTCTTACAAAGGCTCACAGGGCTCTCAAGGCTCAAGCATTATTAAACGCGCGAAAAATTTTCGGGTCTGTCGGCAAAACCGGCGGGTCTATCTAATACATCATCTTTGGTAAATTTCCCAGGTATCCCAAGGTCTTCATTTTCTTCGATTTTACCCAAAATGGTCTGCTGCTCGTTTGGGCGCTTTTCAACAAATTCATCCTTGGGTGGATTCATAAGTTCATCATTAATATGTTTGGCTTCATCCTGTAAATTCTTAATTTGATTTTCAGTTGTTTGTAACATAACTGTTTCGGTCATTGCTTCCAACAGTTTAGCACCTTCAATATAATCTGTTTCACATCCTACATACAAACCTACAATAATTGCTCTAGTTTTAGATGTTATTGTATTTAACGCCGCCTCAGTTAATTTTGGATTAACGCGGATACGTCGTGTGCCAGTTTGTGCGTCAATTGAATATGTAAATAATTCATTGATGATTTCCAATAATTCACTTTGTTTTGTAGCGGCTCGTTGTATCATACTTTGAACATGCTGCGCATACTTTATAAATAACGCGTCCTTTTTCGAAATTGTAATTGTTTGTTTCAGCTTCGAGCAAGCTTTGGTTTTGTTATAATCTCTTAATTTTATTTTATCAAAATCCTTTGGCGGTTCCCCATTAGTATCACCTGTAAATGCTCTGTAAAATATTGCCACATCCTTTTCATATTGTTTCCTCGTCTCAGGAGACATATCATGAAACGTCCCATTAGAATAATCGTATTTGTCATCATAATACAATTGCTTCAATTCTAGGATTCCAGGTTCATCCTCCAATTTTTTTTGAATGCTCAAATTGACATCACACATTTTGGGTTGAAGTGTAACATTCCCAGTTTGTTCATTGTATACTTCACCATTCTTGAGTGCTCGTATCCGGTTGTCGCAAATATTCAACTTGTACAATGTTCTTTTGGTATTTTTAGGAATTTTATCTTTTGTAAGCAAACCTCGTTTCACGGTGTTACCGGTTTCATCCTTGTATACATATATCGGGTTGATTGTTGTTACAATGGAAGCAAACACATGTGCGATTTTAATGTAAAATTTAGCAATACCAATACACATTCGTTGCTTTTTTGTGGTGCCATCCTTTACTGCTAGATTGTTTAATTCATCTTTATCAATGAATGTAACATTATCTTTCGTCATTAAATTTACTTCTTCACCCTTTTCCAGGCGTTGTGCTAAATATGTAATTTCGACATTGTTTAATTTTCTCTGTATTACATCACTTGTCAGTATCAATAGTTTGTCGCAATATTCCTTTTCGGTTAATCGTTTTAGGTCATCAAACCCAGACGTAAGTATATAATATGTGGATATGTAATCGATTAAGTTATACATATTTTTAAAATCTTTGTTTTGGTTGCCTGATAATTTTGATTCGCTAGAAGGTGAATTTCCCATATACATTACAATGAAAATAAAATTGAATTTGAAATATATAATCTATATGAAAGTAATAAACATGAGCAATGATAAAAGCAAAAAGAACAAGGCAACCAATATAAATAAGGCACAATTATGGAATATATTTGATAGTGAAATAGAAAGTGAAACAAAATCCAAAACTCCATTGGAATGTATGTATCGTTCTTGTGGAAACCGCGAACATTGTGATAGTTGTGAGAATATTTTAGCATTCTCGGAGGAAGGGTTTCTCACTTGTGTAAATCCCAAATGTGGCATCATTTACAAGGACATTGTGGACCACTCTGCCGAGTGGAGGTATTATGGGGCAGATGATAATCAAAATGCTGATCCAACCAGATGTGGTATGCCAATAAATCCATTGTTAGTGGAATCATCTTATGGATGTAAAGTGTTGTGTATGGGTCCAATGTCATATGAGATGAGAAAAATTCGCCGTTACACCGAATGGCAATCGATGCCATACAAGGAAAAATCGCAATATGATGAATTTCAAATTATTACGACTATGGCACAGCATGCGGGAATACCCAAGATGATTATCGATGACGCGATTCGTTACCACAAAAAGATTTCAGAGTATGAACTAACATTTCGCGGTGACAATCGCGATGGTATTATTGCGGCATCTATTTACATTTCATGTCGAATAAATAATTTTCCAAGGACTGCTAAGGAAATTGCTTCAATATTTAATTTGGACGTAACTAGTGCTACCAAAGGGTGTAAAAATGCGCTGGCAATTATCAATAACATTGAGAAGGATATGGATAATAAAGAAAAGACAGTATTTGGCACAACAAAACCAGAGGCATTTATTGAGAGATTTTGTAGTAAATTGAATATGAATAATGAGTTGACGCGTTTGTGTCAATTCATATCAAAGAAAATAGAAAAAACGGATGTTATGCCGGAAAACACACCGCATTCTATTGCGGCGGGGGTGATATACTTCATTTCACAAATATGTAAGTTGAATATTAGCAAACGCGATGTAAAAAATATTAGTGAAATCAGCGAGGTCACTATTAATAAGTGTTTTAAGAAACTTGAGAAGATGAAGGATGAATTGTTACCGTCAGTTATATTGAAAAAGTATGCGTAAAACAAAAAATTGAAAGTAAATGAATTCTATTATTTTTTAAAACAATAGAATAATAAATGGCTACGAGAGATCAAATGGAACTAACACACGAACAAATCCAACATAAAAATTTGAAAAACTGTTTGCTAACAGTTAAAAATATGGAAAATACTCAATTCAATTATAGGTTGTCAAAATTCTCCAATATATATTACAAATGGTATCCCCAACCGAGTTTTCCGTTATTTAGCCAGCTTATAAAAGAATTCAACCAGAACCATAGTGAATATCATGGGTCTGTAGTGATTGATTTGCTGACCAAACCATTTGTATCACAAGCTGATGTGTCACCATTTATGTATTTGGGTGTGCCTGGTATATGGAATGATCATATTTTGGATAAATATGAGTTACTACAGAAAAAGGGAGATAATTTAACGGAAACGGAGGCAGACCATAAAAATTGGTTACTTTGGTATTTTATTAAGCGATGGTAATAATCTTCAGTGGTGTATTATATTTTTTTACATTATTGAGCAGCTGTCTTGGGGAGAAGACTGTGGATAAGAAGGTGGAGAATCATCTTCATCTTCAACAATTAACCATTGTGGTGCGTCAGCACGATCTTCGTGATAACTTTCTTCTGTGTAAATTATACCTCTAAAATTTGGGTCTCTTTGGCGAGAAGAGTCATCATAAGTATACCACCCTAATGGCAAATGGCCACGTGTCCACCAGCGATAGTCCATTTGAATACCCCAATCGCGAATTTCTTGTTCGGTAGGACGATAATTAGGCGGCCATCGTAATAGACCATTGGATGATAATGCGGAGTGCGGATCAATAAAAGTAGGGGCCAACAGAGTAAATTGTAAACCGCGTGGTTCCCCTTGTCCTATAATCTCTTGTTCACCCCGGCGCGGAGCATATATGCCTTGGCGTGGCCCATATAAACCCTGTGCTTGTTGGGTTGCGATCTGCCCCTGTTGCCCATTGTTAGGAATAATAACTGGTTGTCTGCATACCGGACAAGGACAAGGTCTTTTTCCAGTACACCAAGGCATTATACAATTTTCATGAAATTTATGACCATTTACGCATTGAATTATTTTTCCTGATAACTCTTCAAAACATATCGCACAATCATTCGGTGCTTGTTCAACCGGTGCTTGTTCAACTGGTGCTTGTTTAACCAGTGCTTGTTCAACCGGTGCTTGTTTTGCGGATTTACGTTCTTTACGAGCAGGAGCCTCATTATTATTACTACGGGTCTCAATAACTCCGCCTTTTTGTTTGCGTCTTGTTTTTTTATTGACATTTTTTTTGCGTTTTCCACCAGCACTTACACTCACAAATGGAGGCATTTGTTCGAACAGTCTTTGCTGTTGTTGTTCTTTAACAAATGGCTTGGGTTTTTCTTGTTCAAAACTCAGTGTAAGAGTTATAAATGATGGTTCAACTTCATTTAATTTTCCTGTCAAATATGTAGCAAAAATAATAGCAAAACATGACACTTTAACAAGTTCATTCAAATCAATTGGTTCAATAAATTTAAAAAACTTGTCATTTTGACCACCAATCATTTTACCACCTCGTTTATCGTCTTCATCCTCGCGCAGTTCTTCCTGTAACCTAGCAACTCTTTCTGTTATTACTAGAGGAACTTGTTCTTTGATATGTTCAATCACCTTCGCTGTGAGTTGTCTTCTTACAATATCTAATGTAACCGCACGAATCCTCTGTTTCTCTATTTCATCCAATACAAATCGTTTTATGATATTCATGTCCGCAGTTCCATTGAAAGTAGCAGAAACAGTTGCTCTAGTTTTCTGTATAACTTTATAAACCGCTCTTTGTCTCGCATTCATTAATTCATAAACGTATCCCGCTATTTCAATTAATTCCGCATCGTTTTTGTCAAACCAAGAATATACTGGGTGGGTTTTTAACCTTTGATCGTGATCATAATTAAAACCACCGTCAATTATCATTTGTATAACTTCTCGTAACATACTAGGGTTGCCAGTTGTTCTAAAATTACTGACAAAATGATTGAATAAATCCTGTTCTTTTTCTTCACCTTCAAATGGTGGTTTGCTAAGAAATCTACGGTCCAAACGAGAAATTCTTCCAGCATCAATAGGCAAAATACGTTTACCAGTATACCATTGGGACGACCCATCTTCACTCAAAAAATAATCTGTTGTAGAATTTTCAGTATACAATAAATTGCTGCGATGGTGATCACCATGATAAAATCCATGAACACCTAATACAATTAATTCATACATGGCCAAAGCCTCTGTTTGTAGTTTTGTTTTTAAATCAATCCCAGATTCTTCTATAAATATGAGCATTGGTTCAAAGATTTCATTTATACCTGCATGTTCCATCACTATCAAGCCCAATTTTAATCTTGGTAATAATCGTAGTGCTTGATTAAATTGTTGAAATATTTTATCAGTTTCATCATTTTTTGCTTTTGTGTTAAGCATATCTATAATATCAAATCTATCATTTTTACTAGCGAATAATAATGTTGGCATACTTGGTTCAAAATATCCACACGTAGCAATTACAATATCATTTTGGTTAACTATTTCACTATGAAAATCAGAATCACTTATACTTCGGTAATCCCGCTCATCAAGTTCGGTTCGCAACATTTCATCATCATGTATTATACAAAGTTTCAAAATAACCTTTGTTACTTTTGTAGCAAGATTATTTGGGCGAAACGCATAATATTCGCTCGTTTGAGTATTTTCGCAAATAAACACAAGCCCACTTGAACCAATTGATAAATAATTAATTGTTGATCCCATTAGAAAATTATGTAATGTTTCCATCGAGTTATCGCCTATTGAAATTACACCCCCCTTTTGAAGTTGTAATGGATGATTTTTTTTTGTTTTATTTTTTCCCATATATTATGTTTCTATATTTTTAATTTTCAACGTCGCAATTTTCTTGTTTTTTGCTCTTTCTTCTTAAGTGTATATTTTGATTTATTGCCACTTCGTTTGCGGTGACTTTGCTTACTTATACTTCGCTTAGGGCCACTTCGTTTGCCTCCATACACTGAAATTTCTGGAGACACATAATTTGGCTGAGATACGTAATTGGGTTGAGACACATAAATTAGTTGAGGTGTTAATCCAAAATTTATAGTTCCAAATGTTTGTGTCAACATTTTGTTTTGAACAATTACAAACACGATAAATGCTGTTGAAAAGCATGATTTATTGAGAAACATGTCAATAGTATAACCTCCACCCCTACCATTATATTTGTTATAAACATCTTGTACTGATACATCCTCTTCTAAATTATTATTGTTAGAATAATTCATTAAATTATAGTTGTCATTAATATCCCTTATTTTTGATAGATTATCGCTAGAACCATTACTTGTCGAAGACTGCCTTTGGCTTGTCGAAGACTGCCTTTGGCTTGTAGAATTATTGACACCTATTGAACTCGATGGTTCTAATAAATTTACATCAAAAAAACCACGTTGTAATTCATGTGCCTTTTTTATGAACAATGGTGGCATATATAATCTTTGGGTCTTTTCAATAGTTTTTACATGATTCACAACAAACGCAAGTAATTTAGGACAAACAACTTGAAGTTGTTCATAATTTGTTGTAAATAACTCTCGTTTTTCTATATCAATCATTCCAAGTGTTTGCGTTACATATTCACGCGTATCCTCAATTGTTTGTTTGATACCGCCTTCTCTAGCATGATGTAATTCCCTGATATAAGCCATTATAGTTTTATTACCGAAACAATACAAACTAAACCAGGTTACATCAGCACTGATGGGCTTATGGCTTTTAAAACTACCGCTTTTAACTATTATAGATATGCATTGTTGATAACTCTTAAAATCACCAGTTTCTATGAATGAATCATAATAAAAGATAAACGCCTCTCTTGCGTCATATTCAGTATCACCTTTTCCAGGTAGTTTATAAAATTTCACATTTGACAATTCATTGCCACGCCCCCAATCAAGTATTAGTGCGCGCTTATCTTTATACCATGTGTAACCATCACTTAAAAAATAACCAGGATAATTCTTTGATATCATTATATTGCCAATATGAAAATCACCTTGACTAAATCCTTCATATGCCAAATGGAATAATTCAAATGCCGTTAATGCGTAATATTGATCGTCGTTTCTTGAACCTCTAGTTGTTTGTCTAGTCCATGCGTTTAAAGTATCATGAAGATTTTGAAATTGTTCTTTGAAACCAGCACACTCCATTACAATTACTCCAATCGCAAACCCCTCACCATTTGGTAGTTCAAATTTATATTTTTCCAATTCATCATATGTATATTTATCAGGATTCAATGTAAACAATGTATTAATAAAACCAACCTTTTGTTGGTTTGACCAATATACTATTATAGGAGAAACTGGCTCAAAAAATCCAATTGTAGATTCAACAACTTTGTGTTGTAATTCTACTTCATTATTGAATTCATCTTTTGATATACTTTTCATACTACGATTATTATAAATTACTTCACGTTCAGTATGCAATAATGCGATCTTTACAACAATGCGTGTTATTTTTTCACCTAATGAATTTGGTCGAATCGCATAATAATCACTATCTTCATTTGTTACCATAAATGTGAGCCCTTCTATGCCACGCGATAAATAGTATATACTAGTTGTTTCATTTGGTGTAAAAAATTTATTAAATGCTGCTGTTGGGTCACCTATTGGAATTACACCACCGCGTTGTTTAACATGACTTTGTTTATATCTCATTATAATAACACAATATTTTCTTGCGTCTAAAACAATATTTTTTAAACGTGGTTTAGAATATGTCGAAAGCGCCACCCAAATACGTCTTCATTGTTCCGTATAGAAATCGCGTACAACAGAAGTTTTTTTTTAGCAAATACATGAGCTTTATTCTAGAAGAAAAAGAAGATGAATATGAAATTTATTTCTCTCATCAATGTGACGCAAGGACCTTCAACCGCGGGGCAACCAAAAACATCGGTTTTCTTGCGGTAAAAGAGAAATATCCTGAGCATTACAAGGACATTAGTTTCGTATTTAATGACGTCGATACAATACCATTTCACAAGATATTCAATTACGAGACAACCCACGGAGTGGTGAAACACTTTTATGGATTCAAGTATGCGTTGGGTGGAATAGTCGTTATGAAAGGTGCCGACTTCGAGAAAATCAACGGGTTTCCTTGTTTTTGGGGATGGGGTATGGAGGACAATGTTCTTCAAAAGCGTTGCGAAGGATACAATTTGAAGGTCGACCGTAGTGTATTTTATGAAATCGGTAGTCCACAAATTCTACAACTCTTTGATGGAATTTCGCGAATTATAAGCAAGAAGGATCCTTGGCGAATGGAGCATGACAATGGTCTCGATGGTATACGAACAATCCACAAATTATCGTATACGCTTGACAGCAAATCTGAAAACCCAAATGACAATGTTTTTGTTGCGCATAATCCAAATATATTCTTTATTAATATTGCGACGTTTATGACATATGTGAAATTTGAGGGTGATCAATATTACAATTACGATTTGAGAGAACCCAAGCGAAAGATTTTAAACCCTGACAAACTGAGAGAAACCAAAACCACGGTTGTAACAACTGACAATTGGTCAAATATTCCATATTATCCTACCACAAGTGAACGTAGGGAGAATGTTGCGAAATATTTATTAAGTATGGGGAAAACAGTCCCGGATAATCTAATAAAACAAATCGAAAATGATAAGCGAGTAGAAGTTGAAGCCGATACTTTTAATCGAAATATTATGCCACCACAACCACCCCAACCACGCCAACCACCCAAACCATCACAAAAACAACCACAACGTCAACAAAAACCACCGACAATCCCGCATAAATTTTCCCCCGAATATGCTCAAGCAGTTGGACAAAAGCCGCGCGCACAAGCGAGTGCCAGAATAGGGTTGGGTGGGGTGTTTTGATCAAATCAATTTTTAAGTAAACAATATAAATATATTTTAATATTATTTATAATGAATACAATTAATCACGCATTTTACATCAATTTAGAATCTAGGCCTGATAGAAAGCAACATGTGGAGCGAGAGTTAATGAAGGTTGGTATCAAAGCAAAACGATTTAATGCGATTCGACTTCCAAATGGTGCGCTCGGGTGTAGTATGAGTCACTTGAGATGTCTCGAGACTGCCAAAAAAAATAACTGGCCCCATGTTTGTATAGTAGAAGATGATATTCAGTTTTTAAAATCCCAAGTTTTTATTGAACAGTGTAATAAGGCATTGACAAAAAAGTTTGATGTTATTTTGTTAGCGGGTAATAATGTGCCACCATATACACGAATTGATGATAGTTGTGTAAAGGTGACCAGATGTCAAACAACAACTGGTTATATTGTAAAACAGCATTATTACGACAAACTTATTGCTAATATTAAAGAAGGTATCGGTAAACTGCTTCGAGAACCTGAAAAACACGTCCTATATGCTATTGATAAATACTGGTTTCAACTTCAAGAAATTGATACATGGTTATTGGTGACTCCCCTTACGGTGACACAGCGCGAAGATTATAGTGATATTGAAAAGCGCCCTACAAATTATACGAGAGCAATGATCGATTTAGATAAGGTAGAGTTTTTTAAGGCACAGAGGGAAGCACATGAGAAACACATGTTGACACAGATGAAAATCACCTAGTAGTGTAATTCGCAGACTAATGTTAAATTTTACCTTCATTGACCAATCGCGGGAAATCGCTCAATTCAATGTCTGTGAAGTGGTTATTAGTTACAATATTGAATAATTGTGCCTTGTAAATTGGGTGCAAATAGAATCCGACCGCATAATCCTCCAAGTATTCCTTTACAATATAGTCTCGTTTTCCAATTAAATATGTAATTGCTTCTTGTGAAAGAAAATAAAATCGGCCACTACAATATTTGGTTTGGTATATTGGCAAATGTTTAGGAAGCTCTGGGTGAATTTTATGGTATTGCGATAAATATGGTTTCGGGACATCCACGACGTAACCGCCATAATGTGTTTTGGGTTGTTTTGCCATCAATAATTTAGCGGTCGTATCGAGGAATTTTGGGTTCACCAGAATTTGGTCATCATCCGTCTTGAATAAGTATTTGAACTTGAACGTTTCATTAACCGCTTGATATGATGTGATAACCTTGTTTGGCAAAGAATTATAATCATCTGGCGTTTTTACCCACAATACACATTTTTCTTCATCAAACCGATATGTAGTCTCCATTGTTTCATCGCCAATTACATGATAATATCGCAAATAAGGTGGTATCAATTTAAGCCATGTCCTCTTTTGAAATAGTGCCTTCTTTTCATATTTCACACAATTCATGATAAGCATGATAAAGTCTTGTTTAATCATAATGTTAATCTATTATAACTATTTAAATAATAATTTATTTTGTTTATAAATATATGCTTCGCGAAAAATGTTGTATATGTAACTCATTATTAAAGAATATATATAAATTACAAAATGTTCCTATCAAATTGGCTTGTACGACCGAGCCTGAATTTGGAAATGAAGAACTATCAATTTCAAAATGTATTCAGTGTAATACAGTTCAACTTGATAAGCTAATCCCACTTGATATATTATATTCTACATCTCACAATTATACATCGGTTGGTAAAACGTGGGAAGGATATTTTAATCTATTTTGTAATAATGTCCAAACAATTATCATTGATAAAAATGTATTAGAAATTGGTGATCCATCGGGTAAAATAGCAAATAGAACAGACAAATATTCAAATTGGTTTATAATAGAACCAAATAAAAATGATAAAATAATATTCAATAACAAGATTACATTTATTGAAGGGTTCTTTGATGAAGATTTTATTATTAATGATAAAATAGATGTTATTATACATTCACATGTATTTGAACATATATATGAACCTAATGTATTTTTAAAAAAGTGTTATGAGTTGTTAGATGTAAATGGCGAAATGTTTTTTGGTGTACCAAATATGGAATATATAGCAGAACACGAACTATGTCCATATTTAGGAGTTTTTTTTGAACATACTGTTTTCCTGAACAAAGAAAACATATCTTATCTATTATTAAATAATAATTTTGAAATTATAGAAATAATCGATTATGAAAATCATAGCACAATTTATCATTGTAAAAAAATGAAACACATAATGTCTCAATTTACACCTTTTATGTTATCAAAAAATTACGAGGAACTCTTTTTTTCTACATTGGAAAAATATAAACAATTTGTTGATAAATGTAACATGTTAGTAGATAAACATTGTTATATATTTGGTGCATCTTATAATACACAATATATACTAGCACTTGGGTTGGTTTCTAATAAAATCTTAGGGATTCTCGACAATTGTAAAGAAAAACAAGGTAAATATTTATATGGATATGATATACAAATATATGACCCATTGGTTATAAAACAAACAAAATATGATATTGTATTAAAAAATGGTTATTATGTCGATGAGATATCAAAACAGATCTTGTCTATAAACCCAGATACTAATATTTTACATAACTGATTCTTATTACACAATATAATATAAAATGTATTTTGATTTAAATATTATAGCAATATTTTTATAAATGAAGAATATTGCCATAATTATAGGGACAAGACCTGAGTATATTAAATGTCTACCCTTATTAAAAAGTTCTAATATATACAAATTAATATACGTTCAGCAACACACTGACTTAGTAAAATTAGACTTTGAACATGAACTTATACCGGTAAACAATTATGGGGAGAATAGACTAAACAACATAATTTCATCTATCTTACATTCCAGTATATTTGACAAATCGTGGGATGCAATAATGGTTCAAGGAGATACCGTAGTTGCGTTTGCTGCGGCGGTTACAGCATTCAATAAAAATATAAAGGTGATTCATCTCGAGGCTGGACTAAGAACATATGATATAAAAAATCCGTTTCCTGAGGAAGGTTATAGAAAAATGATTGATTGTATATCTAGTTATGGTCTATGTCCTTCCCAAAAGTCTGTATCTAATATTCTTAAAGAAGGATTTTGTGGGCAAATGGTCAATGTAGGAAATACAAGCATCGACGCAATTGCGAAATACAATTTGGTTCCAAAAATTACAAATAAGGTGTTGATAACATTACATCGAAGAGAAAACTGGGATCTAATAGAATCCTTTTTCAAAGCAATTGAATTTCTAGCTACTAAATACCAAGAACTTGAGTTTATTTTACCAATTCACCCAAATCCATTAATCACAAAACATGCCAGTATATTCAATAAAGTGAAGGTAATTGAACCACTTGATCATAAATCACTATGTTTATTGATGGCAGATTGTAACACTATAATTAGTGATAGTGGGGGAATACAAGAAGAAGCCGCATACCTAGGCAAAAAGGTATTTTGTTGTAGAAAGACAACAGAAAGGAGTGAACTATTGGATACACATGTGGTCCTTACACCAACACCTAATATATTAATTGATACATTTTTACCACAAACGTCACAACTTCCAAAATCATTGGTATATGGAGATGGAGATGCTTGTATAAAAATAAACGAGTTTATTACGTGTCTATGCTCTTGAACTTATATATAATATTAAAATATAAAATTGGTATTAAACAATTTTATATGTAACTGAAAGAATATGATGTATTAATCATCTAATTTTTTTATGAAAAATGTTGGCGAAAACATGTTGGTTGAATGCTGTTCATATTTACCTTTGATAGTCTTTAAAAATTTATCAACTCCAATACTTTCATCCCATTTATGATAAGCATATTCATCAAATACTATAATTCCATTTAAACAGACTTTATCCCATAATGTAATTAAAATTTCATACGTAGGTTCACCTACATCTAAGTCCATGTACAATAATTTTATTTTCACACCTGGGTTTTCTTTAACAAATAATTTCGATGTGTTTACAGCTTCACCTTGAATTAATAAATATTTAGAATTATCACAAAAAGTTAATCTGTTTTTTACATTTTCTAAAGTCAACTCATCATTATTAACTCTGTTTGCTACATTAATCATCATACTTTTATTCAAACCATCTAAATTATTTAATAAATCACATGTATTAAAATAATCAAATCCAATAACCTTTGTTATACCATTCGGTTCATACATATTGACAAGTTTCAACCATAATGCTACAGATGCTCCCTTAAATACACCAAACTCAAATATATCACCGACTAATCCTCTTATTTTATTATAAATTTCAATCTTTTTTGTCATTTTATTGAATACACGAGTGTCATCTGTAAACATTAATGTATTATATGCGTCATATATAGATTGTTCTGTTACTTTAATACCATTATAGATATCTGCCATATATTTAATATTATCGTTCTAATTTCTTTAAATAAAGGTTCATTTATATTATAAATGAAACTAGCTCTTTGTATTAGTGGTTATTTTAGTAATAAAAACGGCGATGATCTATTAACAAGTAATTATATATATGAAAATATTGTTAACAAATATGATGATATTGATATTTTTATTCATTCATTTGATAAAATAAATGAAAATAATATAAAAACTAAATATCCTACAGCAAAATATTGTATTATAGATGATCAAATTGATTTTGTAGGAAATCTACAAAATGGAAATTACGAATACTATAAAGAACTTGAGAAAAATTATTCTAATATAGCTGATTGTACCTTACAATCAACACTTTCTTTTTTATATTCAAGATGTAATTGTATAAAATATGCTTTACAATATAGCAATGAAAATAATATTGTTTATGACTGTATTATTCGGTGTAGATTTGATATTGGTGTTAGGCTAAAAGAACCATTTAGTGGATATAAACCAGATAATTTAATTTTTAATCCAAATTTGGATTTTAGTTATTTTTATTCTTCATATTGGAACCAATTGAACGCGGGTTATGTAGACCATTGGGAATTTTCAAATTCAAATAATATGGATATTTTTTCTAGATTATATGATTATGTAATAAATGATATGTTATTATTAAATAGTGAGTATTTAAAATTCTTAAATAATTGGCCTGATAGTGATAAATACAATTTTAGTTCAAATAAAATTCTATGTAGCAAAACAAATGAAAGTCAATTAGAATGTTACAAATTTGTTAATTCATATAATAATCATCTAATACAAAAATTTTTTATGATAAAGTTTAATTTATATTACAAATCTAAGTTTATAGATTATACAGATAATAATGAAAAAATATATCAAAGAGATAGATTTGATAACAAGTATTGTATATTTTTGTATAGTCACAGTGATTATTCAGACGTGTGGGATTTAACTTTCGGTCAAATAAAAAAACACATAAATTTGGATGAAGTATGTTTATATTTATGTGTAGACAAATTGAATAATTATTATCTAGATCCCAGAATCAAAGTTTTATTTTATGATGATAGTTTGTCTTATACAGAACGAGTATTATCTAATGTTACAAATTTACAATATGATTATATTTTATTTCTTCATGAAGATTGGGTGATTACAAATACATATAACAATAATTATATATTAGAATTGATAAATTTTATTAAAAAAAATAATATATTACATATTAGAAGTTATAGAGCTTTTGGAGGAAATAAGAATGACACGATGAATACTACGTATACAAATAACCTGAATTTAGAAAAAATACCAAACGACGCAGGTTATTTGATATCATTACAACCAGGATTGTGGTGTCGTCAAACATTTGTTTCTTTATATTCTTTTAACGCACAGAGACCTAATTTATTAGAATTTGTAAGCAATGAAGATAGTTTTTTTAGAAGTAAATTAACGGATAAATTTTTTTATGAAAATGTAAGACTTTCAGAAGATTCTATGTTATTCCCACATATTCATTCAATCGCATATGGAAAATGGGCAATATCTAATGATTCATATAACAAGTTTGAAGTTTTATTTAAAGAATATAACATTAATACAGAAATTAGAGGCACATTATAATCAATCCCTATTTTTTGGTTGAACCTATGCACATATGTATAATATCATTGTATGATTGTATCATTTCTTGATTATTTGAGCTTGACTTACCTGTATAATGAACACACATATTTGCCTCTACAAGTTTACCCAATACAAAACAAAATATATTTTTCACATCTTCATATGTAACTGGAGATTTTTTAAAATAGCAATCTTGTAAAAATGCCTCTGTGAAACGATTATCATTTTCGATTTGTATTGGAGAACGATACAATATTAATTTATCAATAGGACCAAACATTATATGGTCCATTATATAACCATAAGGTGCGTGGGGTGGAACAAGGTGTTTAAACCAGCACAACCCAACAAGCCTGTCAATGCTTTCATTTTCAAATATACAAATAAATTCTTTTATAGTAGGACAATACAGGTCACTCCTAAACCTCAGCGCATGTGTATAACCTAAATTTTTTGCTTTAGATAATCCAGATGTTATTGAACAATTTGCGTAATTTACATTCTGTACACCATTATATTCTGGTATTTTATTTAATATAATATCTACTAAGTGTGGTTTTAAAAATTCAATATTTTGTTGATCTTCATTATCCCAAGTAGATATTATACATGGAAAACTCTTACACATTGTTAATATATTGTTTAAACAGATTGAGTACAAAGGGCCCTGTATAAGTAAAATTGTTTTCATTTGTATATTAGTATTAAAAAATATAAAGGATTAAACGTTAATTACAATTATATATGAGTGATATAACTGCGATTGTTAATGTTTTTAAGCGTCCTCATATTCTTAAACAACAACTTGATGCTATAAGATCACAAAGTTTACCACCATCCTGTATTATTATATGGAACAATGGAAATAATACAATAGACTTGTCAGAATATAAGAATGACCCCTTGTTTAAAGTGTGCGACAATAATTTCAATTCTGGAGTTTGGTCTAGGTTTATAATTGGTTATTTAGCCCCAACGACGTATATTTCCATTTTTGACGATGATACAATACCAGGAAATAATTGGTTCAAAAATTGTATGGATAGTATGAATAAAAAGGAAGCATTGTATGGAACAATTGGAGTTTTATTTGATACGGGAGACAAATATCTACATTTGAAACGATATGGTTGGGCAAATCCAATAAATGAACCAACTCCTGTTGATATTGTTGGTCATTCATGGTTTTTTAAAAAAGAGTGGTTAAATTATTTTACAAGGGAGTCGCCACAGGTTTATTCAAAAATATCAAATGGTGAAGATATTCATTTTTCACATATGCTTCAAAAATATGGTAATATAGCTACATATGTTCCGCCTCACCCAGCCAATGACCAATCTATGTTTGGTTCTATTCCAACAAGTGCGTGGGAGTATGGTTGCGATGGTAATTCGGAGACAGGAGCACATTACCCGCTTCATTTAACATTCACAGAGTATATATCAAGAGGGTTTATAAGATTGATTGATAGGCAAACTGCTACAAGCACAAGTGATTTTGATTTCTTCAGTAGCCTTATTATGAATAAAACACCGTTTGCGTTAATTAGACCAGCCGATGGAGAATATCATGTTTTACAAAACAATACGTTAACAAATATTGATAATTGGACTTTTACAAAAGATAGCAGATTATCAAGCGACTTGAAGAGGTCATTACATATAGCATCAAATAAAAACTGTTATGTTGGAATACCTTGTAATTGTTGTAACAGAACAATGGCAAAATGGTATGTTGACACATTCAAATTAAACCCTTTGTACACAACATTTGCGAATGTTTTTGTCAATAAAAATTGGAAAAGGTGGATAAACTTATTGAAGTGTGATAAGATTTCATTTATATATGTTGGACCATATCCGTGCCCTCCTGATTTTTCTATGCAAAAACACATACCAATATCAGAGTTTTTAGTAAATGAATGGGATTTTAAAGCAGATCAAACAACTGAAACAATCATGACAGAGGTTAAAAAATATAAGAATACACTTATTTTATTTTCGTGCGGCCCAATTGCGAAAATATTAATTTCTCAAGCATGGGCTGAACATCCTTATAATATATATTTGGATGCTGGGAGTAGTATTGATTTATTTACAAAAAAATCAACAAACAGAGAATATGCTATTGATGGGTCTCCTTTATCAAATCTGGAATGTAAATTCGATAACGAATTAATACAAATTTAGATAATATCATTTAAAAATAATGGAATAATTAAATAATGAACATAATTATTCCATTAGGTGGAAAAGGTGAACGGTTTTTTAAAAATGGGTTTACGCAACCCAAACCATTGATTGCGATTTTTAACAAACCAATGATATATTATGTATTGGATAATTTAAACTTGAACGCTGATGATAAAGTATTTGTTATTTACTCAAGTGAATTAGATAAGTATGAATTTACATCCATTGTTACAAAAAAATATAATTTTATCCAGTTTATACCCTTAATTTATCAAACAAGTGGGGCTGTTGAAACAATATACGCTGGTTTGGCTAACATAATGAGCTTATCTACACACAAAAGATGTGTTTTACTTGATTGCGACACCTTTTATACAGAAGACATCTTGTCTGTTATAAGAAATTCTACTGATAATATGGTGTTATTCACCAAAAAAATTGGCGAGAAACCATTGTATTCTTATATTAACATAGACTCAAATAATAAGATAACCGATATAAAGGAAAAGGTAAAAATATCGTCAAATGCCAATACGGGTTGTTATGTGTTTAACGATATAATTCAATTACAATATTTTTGTAAGTATGTCCTAGAAAATAAAATAACGTTTAATGGTGAGCCATACACTTCATGTGTTATTCAAGAAATGATTAAATCTCCTCAAAATATACGTATATATGGTCATGAGTTGAATGAACAACGTGTTTTTTCTCTAGGCACACCCAAAGAGTTGATTACTTTTCTCAACAATTCTTATGTATTCTTATTTGACTTGGATGGAACCCTCGTAAACACGGACAGTATATATGTAAAGGTATGGAAACAAATTTTGTCCGAATATAACATCGATTTAACATTAGAACTTTTCCATAAGTATATACATGGAAACAGCGATGATAAGGTTGTAAATATGTTAATTCCTTCTGCTGATGTAAACAAAATTTCATTATTGAAGGATAATTTGTTCATAGAAAATATCAATGATGTGATATTGATTGATGGGATGTATGATTTTATAAAGTTGGTAAAAATGAAAGGATATAATTGTTCCATCGTGACAAATTGTAATAGACACGTAGCAGAATCAATAATCGATTATTGTAAATTGACCAACATGATTGATTTCATTGTAGTTGGAAATGAATGTTCACGATCAAAACCATACCCAGACCCATATATTGACGCAATCAACAACTATAAGGTTGACCCAAATAAAGTGTTTATTTTCGAAGACTCAAAATCAGGTCTATTAAGTGCTAGACAAACAAATCCGTCATGTATTGTAGGTGTCACCACAAGTTATTCAAGTGGAGAATTATTAAAACTTGGCGCAAATATAGCAATTGATAATTATAAACTGATGATGATAGAAGAAATTATATCATTCAATAATTTTTCGGTTCAGAATCTTACAAAACATATAAGGAACTCGCTAAATATTGAAATACTAACTATTGAAATTGATGATAAAAAGTTAAAGGGTGGTTATATATCAGACGTAATATCACTTAAAATAACAACAATAACAGGTGACTTGTGGTGTGTATTGAAGTTGGAAAACAAAAATACAACCGCATTGTCTATGATGGCAAATAAACTTGGATTGTATGAAAGGGAAAACTACTTTTATGAGAATATATCAAAGTATGTAAACATTAAAATACCTCAGTTTTATGGATTGATAAGAGATGATGATTTGAATACAATTGGTATATTAATGGAAAACTTGAATATAACTGGGAATTATAAACTCAATGAAAATTTGAATATTGTAGACATTGATATATCTTTACATGTAATATCCAAGTTAGCATGTTTTCATAGCAAATTTTGGAATAAAGACATAAAAAAGATATTTTCGTTTGTTAAAAAACATAACGATATACTATTTAATCCAACATGGAGTGATTTCATAAAGGAAAAATGGAGTTGTTTTGTTGAAAATTGGAAAAACATATTGTCAAAAGAACAAATACTCATTGCTGAACAAATTATGAACAACTTTACATCAATACAGGAACGTTTATCTAATAATAATTTAACCTTGATACACGGGGATGTGAAATCTCCAAATATATTTTATAATTTGAATAATAATCATGAACCAGTTTTTTTGGACTGGCAATATGTAGCTATAGGTAAAGGAGTACAGGATTTAATATTTTTCTTAATTGAAAGTTTTGATTTGGAAAACATTAAATTGAATTACCCTATATTTAAAAATTACTATTATAAAAAACTAATTGAAAATGGTGTTAACAATTATTCTTATGTAGATTACGAGAATGATTTAAAGGATGCGACCAGTTACTTTCCATTTTTTGTTGCTATATGGTTTGGAACTACACCCCAAGAAGATTTAATAGACGTAAATTTTCCATTTTTTCTAATACAAAAGTTGTTCTATTTTTTAACACAATTTTACTAATCATCATTTAAAGAAAAATATTGTATGTATAAATGGCCGAACCAATTTTTGAAGGAGGATGGAGTTATACACAGAAAGAAATGAATGAATTATTCAAATATATATCATATACAAACAAAAGAGAGTATAAGGTTCTAGAATTTGGTTCTGGGAATTCAACCCTAAAACTATATGATTATTTCAAACAGAAGGTTAATAATGTAATTTTTTATTCATACGAAAGTGACCCAAATTTTTTGTTTGCCCATAAAGATATTAATGTACTATTTTATGACAAGGATAATATTAAAGATGTTGCTTTACCCAATGAAAAGTTTGATTTAATTTTAATAGATGGACCAAACGGTGATAAACGTTCATTATGGTATTCAAAAATTCGTGACCATGTCAAAGACGGAACAATTATTTTGATTGATGATTTTAATCATTACAAATGTTTCAGTGATGAATTGGATAGAAATTTTAATTACGAGTTATTGAGTTTCAGTGATGAACCGTTCGTTCCATATGGCGAACATTCTTGGAAAATAGTAAAAATTATCAATACTCGTATTCGTTTACTTTATATCCAATCTACAGCCCATCACAAAAATAACCACGCAATCATGAATTACAAGAAAAATTTTGAAATAACTGTTATCAATAATATTTATGAATTAGACAATATTGATGTTTCCACATTTGATTGTGTATTTAGCCCATGTTGTCCAATCGATGTTTCCAAATACCCTAAGACCAAGTTTGTATTTGGGCCACAGTTTAGTATTTTTCCTGATGAACGACAATTAGAATTGGTAAATGGACAAAATTCTGTCTATATTCAACCAAGCCAATGGGCACTTGATGTTTGGGTTATGTATAATGTTAATAATAGGATGACACCATTGCCTTTTGGAGTTGACACCAAGCGGTTTAATCAAATAAAACCAATTGAACAACGTGATAAGGTTTTCATATATCATAAAAGAAGGAAACCCGAAGAATTAAATTGGGTAGTTCAATTGTTACAGATTTATAATATTCAATATGAAATATTTGATTACGATCACCGATACAATGAAAACTATTATTTGAATTATTTACACGAATCAAAGTTTGGTATTTGGGTAGATGCGCATGAAAGCCAGGGGTTTGCTTTACAAGAAGCACTCGCATGTAATGTTCCATTGTTAGTATGGAATGTTACATCAATGAATCAAGAATATGGATCCACTTACGGCAATATACCGGCAACGACCATTCCTTATTGGCATGAACGATGTGGTGAGTTTTTTTATCATGCGAAAGAATTAGAAGATAAATTTAATTTGTTTATATCCAAATTGGACCAATACAAACCTAGAGATTTTATTGTTGAAAACCTATCCATTGAAAAGTGTGAGGATAAATTTTTAGAAGTAATAAATAAAATTAACATTTGAACTAGTATTTTTAACACATAAAAATACTACTTTACATATTCTAAAAATATACAAAATAATTTTTATAAATTCCATATCCAGCATCTGTTTGTGGTTTTTCCTCTACAACATTAATAATTTCCTTTCCAGTTATTTTATTGGCTTCATTAACTGGATAACTCCCGTTGTTTCCACCATTTTGCCATGTAATAAAACCATTGTTTGACTTGGGTAATAAAATAGAAGAATACGAGTCATTGTGATTTTTGTCTATTTCTGTATAACAATAATTACTTATAAAGAAAAGATTAGAGTCAATTATATTTTTACCATATGTAGTTGAGTGATGGATTTGAATATTTACTTTAACAGTTTCATTATTGAGTTCTAAGTATTTTTCGATCAAATTACATACCTCAGGCATATCAACAATATTATATTTTTTTACACATATATTATTCAAATTAGAAAAATAATGAATAGCCAAACATAGACCACCATATCCGCAACCAACCTCTACAATATTTTCACAATTTGTATTTTTGTAATGTTCAAGAATGGTTAATGCATGATATACATACCTCAAAGATGTTGGGCTACATAAATGCGAAACCCCATTTGAAAATTCAAAATTATATGTCCGAGGTAAACCATATTTATCATTTATTTGTAAATATCCAATAATATCAGCAACTTGTATTTGAGGAAACTCATGTTCAATGAGCTTAATATATTTTATACCCAATTCTTGGCTTACATGTTCCAATATACCCCTGTAATTGTCGTTTGATTTAAAGTTGCTATTTTCGATATTATTATTTGTAATATCAATAATATAACTAGTATAAGGAGTGTAATCTACTACCATTTATAATTAATTCATGTGTTTTTATTTAAGTTGTTTTAAATTGTAAACATTTCGAATTTTTGTCATAATTTTTCTAGAAGTATAATTTTTCACGTAGTTATAAAAAATATTAAAAAAATACTTATATTCTCATAAAAACTATATAAGTATTTTGTCATACTTTTTCTACAAGTATATGGATTATGAAAATATAATTACATGTGAGCGAGTTCAACAACTTGCGAACGTTTATTTAGGGTTTCTAGATGATTTTAATTACAACCCCGTCATTCAGCAACAACGAGATAAACATTTTGACCTGCGAAATTTGAACGATATATTTGACAATCCATATTATGTATTTTGCTATACTCATCGTATCGAGATGTTATCGTCTAAGATTCACTTGTTTAAAAACAACTTTGTGCTTATAACACACAATTCAGATGGTGAAATTCGAAATACTCACGAAGTCAACTTAATTTTAAATTCACCAAAATTAGAAAAATGGTATTGTCAAAATATGTGCTTTGAACATGAAAAATTATTTTTTGTTCCAATTGGATTTGCTAACAGTATGTGGCCATATGGAAATATAAATATATTCAAACATACTTTCTTTATTTATAATCTCACCGCAAAAACAAAACCTATTTATTTCAATTTCAACATAAATACAAATGTGGTCAAACGAGTAGAATGTTTAGAGGCATTGAAAAATAAAGTTCAATGGTTAACAAATGTATCACCTTATGAAAATCTAATACGTTTACAACAACACGCATTTTGTATTTGTCCAGAGGGGAATGGTGTAGATACTCACCGATTGTGGGAAGCCTTATATGTAAAAACGGTACCAATTGTAATTGACAGCGAATTCACGCGTATATTACAAAAGCATAAGGTACCGCTTGTTGTGTTGGATAAATGGGGTGACCTAGATGTAAGCAAATTACGTTATAGGGACTATAATTTTGACCACCCAGAATTTCAAAAGATATCACATTTTATACTTTTACTAACTACGTGAAAAAAGTATATTGCGTTTTTTTCTATACTTTTTTTTAAAGAAAGTATAAAATGATTACATTTTCCAGTTGTTTTTATATATTAAAATCAAAGTTCGACCCGAGTATTTATGTAGAATGGACTAACAACCTTATATCCATAGTCAACAACTTCAACTTGGTAATATACACTGACGCAAATAGTATTAGATATATCAATACGAGAGAAAACCCAAGGATTAAAGTCATTTTGAAACCAATCGATAAGTTTTATAACTACAAATATAAAGAACAATGGATAAAAAATCATGATAAGAACATTCTTCTTAATAATTTGGTTGATTGGAAAGTGAATATGCTTTGGAGTGAGAAAGTGTGGTTTGTGAATGAAACTATAAAAAATAAATATTTTAACACCGATTTATACGGATGGTGTGATATTGGCTATTTTAGAAATAGACCAAATGATTTGAATACACGTGTGCTGAAAAATTGGCCGAATCCTCGTACACTAGAAAAGTTCGATCCTACTCAAATATATTATGCGTGTGTCAACAATAATGATAATTTATTGAATCACATGTATTCAACAGTGAACATAAAAAATGATGTTGGGTTACCATGCCAAGAAACTCCATCCTTTATAAACTTTATCGCAGGTGGGTTTTTCATTTTACATCGCAATAATATTGATTGGTGGACAAAAACATATGATACCAAATTGAATTTATACTTTGAAAATAATTATTTGGTAAAGGATGACCAAATAATTTTGGTAGATTGTATCATGACAGAACTTGGTAATTTTACATTGTATCGGGAAAATGACAATAGATATGACAATTGGTTTATGTTTCAAAGGATTTTATTATAAATAACAGATTCTATCATTAGTTTTTTTCACCATAAGGAATAGCTGTTATACTGACAATAGTATTGAAATCCAACTCTTCTAACAATTTGTAAATATGCGATTTTGTATATATATGAGATTTATTGCCACATTTTAAACCTGTCCATTCAGCAGTAGAATATATTATATCATTGTTTGTATTAACCAATTGACCGTCATTATAAATACAAGTATCAGGAGAAAGGCCCTTCCATATATTTATTTCATCTTGTATACAACTGTCTTGACAGCCACTACATTTGGGTCATATATAATATATTCTTTTACTTTGTTATTTTCTTTATAAATGACTTTGAATCTCACAAATGCGATCCAGTCGCATGCCATATATTATAATAATTTTTGTTTCTAAGTTGGTATAACATTATTTCAAAAAAATAATGTTAAAATAATGTTGTTCTAGTATAACTATGATTAGTATATTGATACCAGTTTATAATGGAATTGAATACATTGATGAATCAGTGACATCTGTAATTTCCCAAACTTACGATAAATGGGAGCTCATTATTGGTGTAAATGGACATGTAGAAAATTCTCATGTTTTTCAAAAAGCAAAACAATACGAAAGTGACAAAATCAAGGTTCTCGATTTGTATACAATCAATGGTAAGTCTGCTTCTCTAAACCAAATGGTAAAGCACTGTTCTTATGATTATGTGGCAATTCTAGATGTTGACGATATTTGGCATCCTGAAAAGTTGTGTGTTCAAACCCAATATTTACAATCGTATGATATAATTGGTTCTAATTGTGTATATTTTGGTGATATAAATGGAGTTGTTCCTCCAATCCCTCAATTGGATATATCCGCATTTGATTTTAAGCAGGTTAATCCAATTATCAATTCCAGTTCTATTATTAGGAAAGACTTATGTTGGTGGGATGAAGATATACATTCTGGAGTAGAAGATTATGATTTGTGGATCAGGTTACGATTACTAAGGTGTAAATTTTACAATTGTCCAGAGATTTTGGTAAAACATAGAATACACCAAACATCCGCGTTCAATTCAAAAGGAAACCATAACGCCGTCCCAGACCTTCTTGCTAAATATTATGGTTAGCCTGCCATTTATTTAGCACCGGATCTGTTTCCATTCTGGGGGGCATAAATCACTTGTATCGTGACCAATCGATGGTCCAAACCAAGCAGAGGGATAACAAACAATTTTGTCGGGGTTTGTATTCAAATAGGCCGCCCACCAACTGTAGGAACTGTTGGCAATTATATTGTGACGACAACAACTCATTAATAACATTTGCTCCCAGTCGGCAAGAGTATTATCTACTCGTTCAAAGGTGAGATGAGGAAAATCTGTTTGTAGTGCGTCAATCGTTTGTTTCACTTCGTCAATGTCATCATCTTCACAAAAATACATTACCGTACTAGGGGGTGATTTTGGTTGATTTGGTGCCTCTAGAATATATGAAAGTGAACATTTATAATAATCACATGTCGCAATTGGATGAACCCATTGTATATTCTTGTAATCACCCAAACGGAAATGAATACTGATAAAATTATCGTATTTGTATTTTTTAAACAATGTAGTTCTAAATTCTTCAATACCAGTTAGCATGATAATTGTTTTGTAATATTGTTCGAAATACTTGTAACTTTGAAAATATCCAAATAAGCACACATTTTGATTGTTGGCCAAAACAGACATATCAAGGTCATTGTAATGAAATCCATTTTCTTTAATTTGTACTAATGGAGGAAACACTGGCGTCAAGTATGGTTTCATTCTATACAAAAGTGTTTCCCAATATGTGTGTCGCAGTGTACAATTTCCTCCTCCCATCGTTTTGATATCTAGAAATCTAAAAGATGCGCAATTTTTTAACGCATAAGCCATTGTAGTAAAAATTTGAAATAACTGATTTCCTAGTCCTCCCATCAAATGACATGTCAACATAATATATGTCATTTGAAGAAATGTTTATATTTATTTTAATGATTATTCTAGAAAGGCAATTTTCTTATTCTCATAATATTCCTTACACTTTTCTTCCTTGTTCTCCTGATTGTATTTGCTTTTGATTTCTTTTATTTTTTCCGCGTTTTTCTCTCGATATGCTTTTTGAGATGCTCGTAACTTTGCGAGTTTTTCAATATTTTCTTGTTGGATTTCCTCTTCTGTCTTTAGTATTGTGTTTTCACCTAGATGTATTTTCGATCTCAAATGTCTATCCTTGTTACCAAACGTGTATTGTTCACCACAACCCTCACACGTTAATACTTGGGCTCTTTTTTCCTTGAGTAGTTCCTTATTTTTCTCGCGCCACTCTTTATTGGCGGCAGTGGCCTTCTCTTTGTTGTTCTCTCGATAGACCTTTTTGTCTGCGGCCAACTTTTCCTTATTTTTATCTCGATAATTGGTTTGATAGTCCTTAATGACATCTTTATGATCTTCAGCATATTGCTTTTGGTATGAGAGCTTTTCATCTTTGTTGGCTTCATAATTCTCTTTGGCCTTTTCCAGAATAGCAGGTTTATTGGTTTCATACCAATCCTTTTTTTGTTCTATTATTTTTTCCTTATTGGCTTCTACATATGCCTTTATTTTATCTTGATTGGCTTGTCGATACTTTTTTGCCATATTTGAAATATGCTCTTTATTAACAATACTGTATAATTTGGAATATTCTTTTTTGCTTCTGCTTGGTATGAGTACATTCAAAGATGAACTAAAAAACTCTATCCAATATCGTTCCCTTTCTCTTGCTTCATTTACATTATCGCACGGATAATCTTCAATTATCTTCATTTCCCAATTATCCCACCCCCCATTGTCTCTAATTATTTTGTATACTTTGTTATTATATGATTTTGATAATTCGTTGTTACCTGAACTTTTATGACCTTTATACCTTTGACAGAAATCAGTGGTATGACCAATATACGTTTCGTTTATTGATTCATCCATACAATAAATTGAATATATGACAGTATCTAAATAATTCGCTAAATGATTAGACATCTTATTTTATAGTATACTAATATTATTTTTAAATGATAACGTAAAAACAATATTTTTCACGGAAGCTGATCAAAAGTCTTCTGTTAGTTCGAATATATCGCTATCAGTCGTTTTATTTGCCAGAGCATAAGAATCATTTCTCTTTTCAAAGAAGTTGGTCTTACTCTCTAAACTGATTAATTCCATAAACTCAAACGGATTTTTCGCGTTGTAAATCTTTTCGTAGCCCATTTGTAAAGACAAACGATCGGCCACAAATTGAATATATTCAGTCATCAATTGAGCATTCATTCCAATCAAACGACAGGGGAGCGCATCGCAAATGAACTCCGTCTCAATTTCCACGGCTTCCTTCACAAGTTCATAAAATTTTGCCTTACTCATCTTCTTTACAAGCTTTGAATACAAGAGGATCGCAAATTCACAATGGAGAGCCTCATCGCGCGAAATGAGTTCATTAGAAAATGTGAGACCCGGCATTAGTCCGCGTTTCTTCATCCAGTAAATGCTGCAAAATGCCCCGCTGAAAAATATACCTTCAACGCAAGCAAACGCAACAAGACGCGTAGCAAAACTGCTGCGATTATCGTGAATCCACTTTTGCGCCCAATCCGACTTCCTTTTGATACAAGGGAACACATTTATCGCGTTGAACAGACGCGACTTCTCTTCTTCGTTTTTCACATACGTTTCAATTAACATACTGTACACTTGGGAATGTATATTCTCCATCGCAATCTGGAACCCGTAAAACGCACGCGCCTCCGACACTTGAATTTCGCTCATGAATCGTTCCGCTAAATTTTCCAGAACAATTCCATCACTCGCAGCAAAAAATGCCAAAATCATCGACAAAAACATTTGTTCGTCAGCATTTAAGCTGTTCCAGTCATTCATATCCTTTGATAAATCAATTTCTTCGGCTCGCCAAAAACAGTCAACTTGCTTTTTATACATTTGCCATATGTCGTCGTATTTGATTGGAAACATTACAAATCTGTTATCGTCAGCGGCAAGCAAGGGTTCTGTGGTAGTTCTCGACATCCTAAATAATATATACCGAAGATTTTAATATTTTTTCCATAATAATAAAATAATTGTTTATTGTAATAATGAAAATTCTAATACCAATAGGTATTTATCAACTGCCTAGAAAAGATGACCAATTTCAACTGTTACAGGAAATGATTGATGCCAAACGGGAATCTTTAATCAAAAAACAGAAAACATTACAATTTTTGAGCAAGGAAAATACTTTCTTACAGGGTATACGCGATGATTATTCCAAATATAACAAATACATTGTTCAACAAAAACAGGATCAAATGACGGCGTTGTCAATACTGAACAATTATATCCAGGATTTAGCGATAACTGGAGAATTGAGCAAACAAAATATTGAAGATGCTCGCACTGAACAACAAAAGATTTTGGAAGAGATTGATTCTATTAAGAAAAATTTAGATGCGATTACCCATATTTAGAAATCCACCTTTATAAAAGGTTTAAGCGAAGCAAAAGCCAAACCGCAGTGACTGGAAGTAAAACGACTGAAATTATGTTTTTATAACTATAATTATCGTTTATAGTTAATATACAATACGCTTGCCGGAATGTAAATTGGAAAAACGACACCTTTCATTACTCCTATACACGTGCTTTGTGCCATATTCGCAATGTTTTTTAAGAATGGCTTTTTCATTTGTTTTCTGTTATCTTCTAACGCATTGATATATCCACAACTATATACCTCTATACAAACCGATAATACTGTAAATTTTTTAACCAAACTTTTATATAGAAGCCCTGCAGCAAATAACCAACGCGTATTCATTATATTATATTTGAAACATATATAATCTAGTTTGATTCATTTTTTTCTACCATACATGATATAGTCAATTGACACCATCATAGGAATACTTATTGGATAGGTGATACCAAGACAACTACCAATGACGGCGCTATGCGCGATATCCAATACGAAAGTTGTGTAATTGAGATTTGTATTATTTATCAAATTATCTGTCGCTGTGCTGTATCCAGAAGAATACAAGGAGATAATTACAGAACTGGCTGTAATTGGTTTGACGGTATTCATATAGAACTTTCGAAGTGTTGTCAATAATATGTTAGTGTTCATATTTGCTTATTCATATCATGATAAGCAAATAATTAATTTCAATTTTATACTTTATACTTTTTAAAAAAGTATGACAAAATTATTTTTCAAAAAGTATTACAAAATTACTTTTCAAAAAGTATGACAAAATTATTTTTCAAAAAGTATTACAAAATTACTTTCAGTCGCTACGCTTCAATTAAACATTTTTCACGCATCGTTCAAGTAAAAAATATATGTTTTACAATATATAATGATATAATAAATAATACACCAGCATTCAAGTCTTGGTATCTGTCTATATAATCTCTCGTTTTTGAATGATCATTCTTGTAGATTAAATATTGATAGTAAAATCTAAGAAAAGACGAAAAAATTAAATATATTAATGATAATGATAATATGTCGAACCCAACTGATCTTTTATGAAGAATAATTGTGGAAAGTAATAATCTTATGATAGCAAAAAATGTTAATATTACATCAATTGTTGGTTCAGCATTTATATTTAAATAACTATCAAGGTCTAACATGTTAGAGTCAAATGTTATATAAACTAGTGTTCTAGTAAAAACTGTAAGGCTAAGTAATATAAGAAGCACCAATGTTTGATTGTCCAATTTTTTAACAGTCATTTAAATTATACATATATTATTTTTACACCTTTGGACAATTAAAACACCAATTTTATATATCACAATCCAGCAAAGGCGGTTTATCAGTCACGAAGTAACCGGTTACCTAAAGACATTCAAAGACACCGACCACAAGAGTCAGCATTTATAATGTGTAAAGGTGTATAATACTTGCCAAATAATTTTACTTTCACATGCTATGCTTCCAGTCGCTACGCTTCCACTCGCTACGCTTTGGCTTTTGCTTCGCTTAAACCTTTCATAAAGTTTGATATGAACTCATCCGGCGTCATAATAGGTATGTTGTGTTCAATAGCATATTTTGTTTTTACTGTCTCATCGTCTTTTGATTTAACAATCAAGGCAAATACATCCTTTTTCATCGTATCTTCAAGAGTGGCACCATACAATGGCAATTTCTCAATTATTTCCTTATTGCGGATTTTAGTCATTACAATTTTTTTTCCGTTCAATGGATGTTTTATAGACTCTATTTCCTCCTTCTTTACGGAATAATTCAACTTACTTTGTAGTCCACACTCATTTACAAATGCGATAAACTTTGGGATATTGTCAACAAATGTTTTGGCTGTTTTTTGTTCAATCCCACTAACGGTTTTGATCTTGTCTATTTTTGAATTGTTCGATTCAATTGATGTCATAATATCCGGAAATGCTTCCAATACAGGTTTTATTTTTCGTTGCCCAATGCCGCGCCCCATTAATCCCGACGCAGACATCAATGTAACCAAATCAACATCCTTTATACGCGACTCAATATTGGAAACATATTTGTCCGCTGTCGTTTTGAACCCGGCACTTTTGAAATCACTACTAGTCATTGCCAGAATCTTGGGAATGGTGTCAAATCCCAGATCCATTAGTTTTTTTATGTTTCCTGCCTTCAACCCATCCACGTCAATTTCTGTGAAAAACACCACCAAATTTTTCTCTTGAACAGTTTTGTTAGATTCAATATCATCAATCAAAACATCTACATGTGTATCATTCCAAGTATACGATTCAGTTGGCATCTTTGGCTGCTCCGCAGGAACAATGACGCTCGTAATTTTAGGAATGACATCACCGGATCGAACTAGCTCAATAATTGCACCAATACCAATGTTGTTATCATCAATAAATTTTGCGTTGTATCCAGTAGCGTACGTTATTTTTACCCCACCTAATTGAATTGGCTCAATTTGGACACGCGGCTTCAAATACCCGTCTTTGCTCGGTTCCCACAATACATCGACGACTTTCGCTTCCGCCTTTTGATCAGATAAAACCATTTTAAACGCAAACGCATGTTCGGGATTTCCAGAAATTCTTGGATAAATCTTGTCATCTGTCACAATGATGCCGTCAATCTCATATTTGTAATTTGTTCTCTCGTCGACTAAATATGAAGACAGTAATTCATTGGTTATATTCCTCTCCACCTTGTAATCTACCACCTCAAAACCAAGCTTGTCCAATTTAATAAATTGTTCGCTGGGTTTCAACTGCGGAACAATACATTCGTAGGTAACAAAGTGAATATCAACCGTCTTTGCGTCGACGCTCTTGGAATTTACTATTCCCGATGTCAAATTGCGCGGATTCGCAAATGTGTCTGCGTATTTGCTGGTAAATACTGATTTGGGAATTATAAATTCCCCGCGCACAACTATTCCTTTGGTCGTAGGTAACTTCAAAACCTTTAGCAAATGAGAAATATCTTGCCCGACTTTTCCGTCACCGCGCGTATACAGCTTGGGCTCCTTCCCCTCCGTTGTATAAAGGCCGCTGACTCCATCTAGTTTGCACGAGAGAACATATGGTCCCTTGTATTTCGCAGTCCAAGATGGAAGCTCATTCGTATCCGGTTTAATTTTATCCATTGACCACATTTCATACGGCAACTTGACTTTGTTTTTTCCAACTGGCGCACCCACTTGTTGAATGATGGTATCACTTGGATATTTTTTTGCGATATATTCTTTGACAATATCGTATTCGTTGTCTGTTAGCAACAACGAATTATTATTGTAATAAGCATCATTGGTCACAACTATCATTTTGTCAAGGTCTTTCTGTGTCAACTTTTCTAAATGTGACATTCCGTATTGTTTGAATAATATAATGTTATCCATATTTGGTAATAATACAGATTTAGGTTGGTTATATTTTGTTTTCAATTTTTTTGTAGATGCGACATTATTTATCATTTTTCGCGTTATTTTTAGCAATTCTCTTTTAAAAAAAGGAGAACGAAACTTTTCCCCACTTTTATCAAAAGTTGTGACTTCTATCAACTTTTTTTTAGATTTAGTCAAAGTAAATTTCTTTTTTTGGGTTTTACCCATATATTATCTGTGTATATTATAATGGCATCGCCGGCCTCACCACAATTTTTAGTTGATTTTAATAACGCGATCCAACGATTGAATGGTATTACTACTACTGCGGAACGCGATAATGTGAGATTGAATACAGAGCGTCAAAACTTTACTAGAGATGCTCGCGCGCGTTTAGAAACTATGAGCAAAGCAGTTGCGGAGTTGAATAAACGCGTAACTGATTTTGTTTCCGAATTATCGCGTCTTCGCAAGGAAGTTGGTGATAATGAAGCAACCGTACAACGAAACCTCGCAATTATTGACAGATTGAATGGAGAGCTGGATGCTCTTCGCGCACAAGGTCCTAGTTTAGCGCCGGGGGCTGCGCCAGTTATACGCGAAGGTTATGCTGATATTCAAAGATTACAAGCTGAAAATCGGGCGTTAAGAGACCTAAATGGAATTTTGGAGCGTGACATCAGGCAAGCAACTCCTTTATTGGGTAGAATTGCTGATGTGTTTGGGCAGATCAATGCGAATCCCATACCAACCGTTGAATTATTGACGGAGATGGATCGTTTGAACCGTGAAATTGAAGCCATTTTAGCATTATTACCTGGCGCAAGGTCTGGTCCTGGCACCCCGCCTCCTCCTGGTTCTGGATCTGGTGGTTTGTTCAGCAGTTTGTTTGGTTCTAGTACACCAAATCCTGTAAACAATGGTCCGCGTTTCAGTGATTTAGGTGGACGCGCCTCAATGGGTAGTCCATTGACAGCCACACCTCGTCAAGGTGTTACTACACCATCGTCATTCTTTCCCGCTGATTTAAATAATCAATTAAGGCAAAGGCCGCCTGCTAGTTCTTATTTAGAAGGCGGTAATTGGAAAAAAATGAGAAAGCAAAAAGGAGGATATATTTATAATCCAAGCAGCAAACACACGTTCAAATCACCTAGGCGAACAACCGGCAAAAGCACAAAGAGAAGTAAGAGGTCAAAGAGTACCAAGAGAAGCACAGGCAGTAAATCATCTTCAAGACGTCGGTCGAAACGCGTCAAAATTTAACATTCCTCTAAGTGATGTTATGCCTCGCGAACGTTTGCCCAATTGCCGATTTAAAATGTTTCGCGGATTACTGCGCATACGAATGACGCAATGTCTCTCTTGAAATACGCGCTTCCAAGCACGCTGTATCATCCGGATCCAAAATGTTTTCAAAATACAAACTTGCTCACCGCTAGGCAACAACAACATTTGGGCAATTTCCGGTTTCACATAATTTGACATTGTAACTATCTGTTTGTAATTTCGAATACAAGAATGAGGTGTAATTTTGTCAAGTTTACTCAAATAAGAATGATTATAAAATCTCGACATTCGGTTCAAATAATGAATGTCGAAATTTTTAAAGGCGCCAACAACCATATATTGACAATTTAGTTTGTTTTTGTTTCCGCCATGTATTTTTTCATTATAGAGTTCACACAAGACAATATTGAATTTAGTAGGGCTTAACTCATCTGCGTCATACATTATATCATCATCATATTCTTCATCACTCGATTCGTTGTAATATTCAACCTCATCTTCATCGCTCGATTCATTGTAATAGGTCATTTTATTGTCTAATTTCAATAAATATGGACTTTTAAAATCAATTTTTTTAATTCCATATATATATATAGAAATGAAGGTTAAATCCACAATTACCCGGCTTTTAACAAACCGAACTGTTTTGAATGTTGTTTTTGTAATTGCGTTATTGAATATTATAGGCTATTTAATGATTGGGAGTTATCACGAGATTGTTCAATTCATTCTGGTTGCGTTATTGACAAGCTACTTTAGCAAAAACATGATTGTTGTGTTAGGAGTACCTATGTTAATTGTAAATTTATTTTCCAGGATCAACACAATGAGAGAAGGCTTAGAAAACCCTGACAAATCTACCGATGGAAAAAAGGTAAAAAAGGACAAGAAGCCCAAACCGGTCACTAATAAAGATGCTGATAAAGATGCTGATACCGAAAAAAAAAGTGTAGATGAACCTTTTGAGGTTGGACGCCAAAATGGAGCAAGTGAAATTGATTATGCGTCTACCGTCGAAGATGCCTATGCGGACTTGAATAATATTTTAGGACGTGATGGAATTAAACGATTAACGGATGATACCCAGAACTTGATGAAACAGCAAGTTGAGTTGACCAAGGCTATGCAGGGTATGGGTCCGTTAATGGAGGGTTTAAAGCCGCTCATGAGCCAAGCCACACAAATGATGGGTTCATTGAAAGGGGAAGGTGGTCTTAAGGATTTGATGGGTATGGCGAACCAATTGAAAGCGCAATAAACTTTTACACCTTTGCGCATTTCAAACGTAGTAAAGAAATGCGCATGGAACAGTTACTTTTCGCTGATGAAAACGCCACAGAATGGGCGTTTACAAAGAGAAAAGGTGTAAAAAAAGCGAGCAAAGTTTTGATAACTTTTTTAAAAAGTTATAATATATAATGTCAACGCGTCCTGTTACACCTATTGGAAAAACACCTTCAGTTAAATCACCGCCAAGGTATCCTAGACCAGCGCAACCTGGTTTTTTGGATCCTGTACCTCAACCTATAGGAAGACCTAGACAAGGACCAACTGTTATTCCACGTGGTGGTAGAAGAAGATACACTAAGAGACGTCGCCGTTCTAATAAGAAATCTAAAACAAAGCATAGAAGATATAAATAATAATTTTGATAACTTTTTTAAAAGTTATGAAAAGCGATTATATTATTATATTATAATATGAAAAAATGTCCTCCAGGAGTGATTTGTATTGAAAATGTTACTATTTTCTTTATTCTTATTTGTGTAGCAATAATTGTATATATTATTCAATCGAATCGGGGTTTCAAACAAGCTGAACCCACAAATACTCGAATAGATCGAATAGAGTTTTTACCCAATTATCCATACAATAATATCCCCAAGGATGTGTTGTTGAATCCCTATTCACCACCATTAAGAGATGAGAGATATTTTATACCAGAAATGACATATATGCCTCCTGGTGCGATTCCCATCAATGTACCCACAAACATTGGCGCGGTTGATACGACATATCGTCAAGTTGGCATTATGACTCCGTTGAATGGGGTTGAGAAAAATAATATATTGCCGTTAATGGGTAGAATATTATTCAATCGCAGAGATTTATGGAATTATTACACGATTAGCAATCAACACAATAATGTGAAACTGCCAATATTGGTAAAAGGCAAGAGTGCGTTGACTGACACTGGTGTTGATAAAATATACAATGGTGACACAGTATATGTTCAAGGCGTGAATGATGCGTATAAAGTCACTATATATGATAATGACACAATCCGTTATTTACCATTTATTTGACGCGGCGTTTTTTTGTGAGTTTGAATTTTCTATTTTTCCCTCCAACTTGGGTCGGCACCTTTTCGGCGGCTATGGCAACAGACACCTCCGCATCTTGAGGAACAAAAATATCATTTGAGTTTATTAATTTCACTAAATTTGTTGCGGCTTCGGCAATTTTAATTTTTTGTTCAATGTTTGGATCTTGAGCTGTAGCGACAGTTGTATCTGTTACAGGAGTAACTATCGGGATTTCTTGTTCTTGAGAGGTTTGTGTCGAATCAATGTTATCTTGTACAAGAGAAGGGGGGGTATCATCCATTGCCAATGTTTCTAAGGGTACAGGAGTTAACTCGGGTGTTATACTTTCCTCAGTCGCGACACTTTTATCAGTCGCTGCGCTTTTATCAGTCGCTGCGCTTTCCATAGGGGGTTGTGCTAGGCTTTCTTCGGTTACCAAGGGTTCCTCTACGCTTTCTTCAGTCATCAAGGGTTTCGCTATGCTTTCTTCGGTCACCAGAGGAGTTTCTGCTGCGCTTTCCTCAGTCACCAGAGGAGTTTCTACTACGCTTTCTTCAGTCACCAGAGGAGTTTCCG